CTCTTTCCTCACTAATCTCTGTACCAACTGGTTTTCCAAATTCCGGGTCACTGTCGAGGACAAGATGACCGACTCCAAAAGTGGGATACCCGAGGTGGTCGTTATAGATGGCATAGACAACTCCTTCGTCGATTTTAAGTTGTTCAAATACGGCTTCTCTATCTTCACTTTTCATTTTAACTCTCCGCTACATCCTGTAGTAATTGTTTTAAATTCTTTTTCTTATATTTCTTTTGAGCCTTTGGAGATACTCCAGGCTCACCTTGTGGTCCTACTCCTAGGCCTGCAATTGCTCCACCACCAACATTTACAGTTGGGATTTCTTCAATTACAGCTTCATTTCGGCTTTGCCAATCACGACTTGTTTCGTCATTATTAATTGGCCCACCTTTTGCCCATGTATTACATGTTCTAGCACTATGGCATTTAAAATGGTGCATCCAACAATAACCTAATTCTCCATCATCGTCTGATGTTTTACCAGGCATACAATCTTTCATACGAGGTGAAATGTCAAATGCTACACAATTTTCACATAAACTTTTCTTTGCTGCTTCCACAGTTGTGTCCCAGTGGTCAGCAATCTTTTCCCAATATGGCCCAGGTATATCTACATTTAAGGGACCATAATTGTGCTTTTTAATAGTAGCATCTCGGTTCTTTGTATTTAAATCTACATCACCAGCTGCTGTAGGACAAGCATCCTCATATAGAATATCTCTATTTTCAGCAATAAAGTTTCTAATTGAATCCTCTATTATATCATGTTCTTCCGACTCTGTCAACACGTTGCCATTAAATCTTTCACTTTCCCTAATTAACCATAAGGCTGCAGCGTAAGAGGCAATCTTTGTTTGACCACCTGGAAGTTTTCCTAGTAATTTTTTGAGATTTAAGATAAGTTGGTCGAAGACGCCGAAAGCATCTTTTTGTTTATTACGAGTAAACTTTTTACGAGAGATAAGGATATTTCCTTTCTCATCAATAATGCCTTCTTTAAATGCTGGCCATTTATTAAAAGGCGTAACTAGCCTCTTAATAAAACTAAATACCAGAAATAAGTCTACAACCATATTAGATTTCCTGTAAACGCTCTATAATTTTGTCATCTGAAACAATGCTTTTACTATTAATAATCACATCGTCGTATACCAACAATTGTGGCATAAAATTCAGATAAACTACAAAGGGCTTCACATACTCATGATATTCATGAAGCCTCATAAAAAGCATTTCAGTAGCTTTAGCACCAAATACATTAAATAGTACTATCAAATGATTTAGAATCAACCTTTCCTTCAGTTCGTTATCCTGCCTATATCGACTGAATAATTTTCGAAGGTATTGGAACCTCTTCATATCTTCTTCGAACTCTGACATGTCCGTACATTGTGGATTGTCGTAATGCTTCATAGCATAAAGTAAAAAGGTTGATTCCGTCAATTTCATAATACAAAAATGTAAAAAGTGTTAACTATTAACTGTCAGCTACAATTGCGTCTTCCACGGCTGTATTACCTGTCACACCATCATCACCAGCATCACCTTGAGAAACTTTCATCACAACCAAAGGTTCTGCGTGATGTCTTGTGTTTCCATTTTGATCTGTATATGTGTGATACAAGTTCCAACCAGGTGTATGAAGACCTTTAGCTCTGTTAGATGCAACACCTGCCTCTGTCAAGTCAACGAATACTGCGTTGTCTTTGTCATTGGACTTATTAGTGTTATTTGCGTCGTCCTCGAGCCACTTAGGTACGTCACCAGCGGTGTCTGTTTTTCCCCATAGTGCCATTTGTTTTCTCCTGTTAAATTAACGTTAATTTATAACAAAAATTATTTCTGTTCGGCTTTAAAGACTTGGTCAACTAATTTAGCTTTAACTAACCTTTTGTCTAATTCAACGCCGAGTTCACGACCACGCTCTTCTAATTGAGCTTTAGTTAACTTATTTAAAGAAGCCTTTGTGACCTTCTTAACAGCTGGTCCTTTAGCAACTTCTTTTTTAGTCACTGGTGTGGTGCGAACAGATTCTTTTGGTTCAGGTTTATTTAAACCAAAAAAGTCTTTTAACCATTCAATTATCGCTTTCATAATATCTCCTATAATATAGATTATTCTAATTTATTTATTCTGATTATTAGTCAGATTCTTTTGACTCTATCTGCGCTCTCTGTCTTTAGCTTTGAGGTCTCTGATTTCGTCATCAATTCTCTCCATGGCAAAATTGGCGTCTTCCCATTTCTCTTGTTCTTCGTCAGCTTTGTCATCGTCATCATTATCTGCTGCTCGTCGAGCTGCCATTTCATGTTGTTCCATTTTCTGGGCAAGTTGGCCTTTTTTCTGTAAGAGTGAAGCAAGCTTCATTATTGTTGCATCATCCATTTCAGAATTGCCAGCATCTTTTTTCTTTTTAAGATTAGCAAGTTGATCTTTAATTTTATCAACTAAACTTTCTTTTACTTCGCCGTCGGCTTTCCAATTTGCATCAACATAATCAAAGAATTCTTTTTTCTTTTCGTCATCAAGCTCATCGGGTGACTCTACACCAAATTTTTCCAAAGCTTTTTTGAAAAATTCTTGGTATTCACTATCTTCTTCATTATAGTTTGCATGTAATTTCTTTTTTGAACTACAAGAACCTTCTTGAATATATTCTTCAACTTTTTCGTTAATCTTTGATGTCCAATCATATGAAGATTCAAATCTGTTTGATTCGCCGACCGACTCGACATAACTTTGTATTTGGCTTAGTGTGTCGCCTTTATCAGCACCTAAATATTTTACAGCATATTTTTTTAGTGACTCTTCGTCACCAGAAAATATGACATTATTGCCAGGATTAGCTGGACTGTCCACTCTGATTTTAATTCCTAATTTTTCAGCAGTTTTATTATCTTTTACCTTACCAGTAAAGTAGGAAACTTTTAAAACGGCTTCAGAGAGTTCAGTTTCCTGAGCCTCTTGTGTTCCCACCACTTCTTCGGAAATATTTTCCTTTTTGGTGAAATAGTCTACGTTGCTTGACATATCTGTCTCCCTAATTGTTTAATTATGTTTTATTTATATAATCTTTGTGATTTTAACCTTTAAGTTATTTACACCCTTGATTAGTCGGTGATATTCACCTTTTTCTATATTAAATCTGATACCAGGCTCTAATAGTAATGGCAAACAGTTTTCTGGCTGAAATTGCCAGCCATCGCCTTCAATCACCTCAATTATTCTGTCTTCCTTGTCTCGGTGCCAAACAAATTCTGATTGGTCCTTACTAACATTAAATACACGGATATTATCAGTATCTGTATATGGTCTACCAGAAGTAATTTCCGCCACCTTTTAATCCCAATTCTTTGGCATATCTTGGAAGGCGACAAGCCCAATATCCGGGCGTCATTTTATCTTTCTTCATGTCACAATTGTGTCTTGCTGCAAAACTATTTGCTGCTCCCCTATCATTGATTTTAGAAGTAAGACCACCTTTTTCATCACCAAATTGAATTTTTTTAATGTTGCCTGTTTTTGGATTTCGCACATAGACAACATATTTTTTGTCTCCACTTGACCTTTTTGGTTTATTTAATTCCGGTTCTTTTTCGGCTGCTAATAAACCAGCAGAAGTATCAAACTCTACCAATGGTTGCTCGAGAGGTACAACGACTCCCTCATATAAACCAAATGATTCGCCGAAGTGTTTCATCGTTTTACAATTTTCAGAATCTTTTTAAGGCTTGCAGGGTCCTTAGAGATTAATAACTGATATTTCTCTTTGTCCTGCACTTTTTGGAGTGAATCAAAACCTCGTAATAAAGCATCAGCTTCATCACTTTTGATTTTTAGCTTTTTATTATTTAAGAATTCCATTGTACCACCCTTGTAATCAAGAATTTTTCTTAATTGTACAATAGGATTCTTTTTAGCAAGTTTCATATCAGCTGTAGTTGCTCTTACATCTACATCTTTAACTTGTTTAAAATCCTTATCTCTTTTGATTGCTTTCATTGCATCGGCTTTTGCAGAAGCTTCTTTTAAACCTAATGCTTCTCTATACTTGCTCATTTGTAAACCCATAACGAAATCATCAAATTCATCAGAGTCGTCAGTTTTTATTGCATCTGAACCTTGATAAGCATATAATGCATCTGTTGCTGCTTGTGATAAGTTTTTTCCATCGTCTTGGAATCCAATTATTTCTTTAGCATATTTCTTTTTAATATCATCTAAAGTGACACCATCTGGTAATTTGCTATCGTTATCAACTCCAGCATCTTTAAGAGCCTTATCTGCTTGATTACTATCATACCCAAATCCAATATCAGATTTATCAGATAGCCATTTCTTTATTTGTGCTTTCGAACCAGTTACGCTTACAAGACCTTCATCTTCATCATAATCATCTATAGTAATACCAAATTTATCTTCTAAGTCGCCTTGAAGACTAGCATCAAATTGACCATCAAAAGGAAGCTTAGCAGAAACATCTTTTTCATTAATTGATTCTTTCTTTAAATATTCTTTAGCTTTTTCTCTATCAAGGAATTTATATTTACGATATTTACCATCGTCGATGTCTCTTACAGTATATGTTTCATTATCTATATTAGAGATTTTACCTCGTCTTTTGCTACCAGAAGCATCGTAATAATCCATCTCTATATCATTTTTCTTAATGTTATTTGCAGAAGATGGAGTTTCAGTTCCCATACCTTTGGTTGCAAGTGTTCTATAATTCTCTTCTAATGTAGCTTCAATATATGCAAAGTCATCTTTGAGACCACCCATGTAGTTGCCATAGGCTCTTTGCTTTAATCTTTGATATCTATTTCTTTCAGAGTCACCAGATTTCTTTCTTCGTTCCTCTCTTTCTTTTTTAGCTTTTGCCATTTGGAGAGGGCTATATCTATTTGGTGATTCCTTTTGTAATTCCTTGGCAATTCTTTTTACATTTGCAAATGCGCCTGTATCGCCTTCAACAACTGATTCGTTAGCTTGTCTTAATGCGTCCTTAACTCTTGGGTGCGATACCAAACCTTTTTTAAGTTTTGAAATTTTTGAATATGCAGCAGAATAATTGCCGTCTTTATATCTTGGGTCGTTGGCAATACCTATTGCCATTTTGATATCTTTACTTGTAATAGAAGAATCTCTGTCATCATCTTTAAACTGAACATAACCTGAACCACCACAATGTTTGCAATCATCATCTTTACCATCGCAATGATAACAATCGCCACCCTCTATGAGTTCAGTTTCCTCGTGTTTAATATCATCACGATTTGCATTTTTCATCATATCAGCGATACGCATTAATGTCTCTCTATCTCTTTTAGATAAAGATTTAATTTTTTCGTCGTGCGCAATCTTCTTTAATGAAGCACCATAGGCAGCATCGGATTCGACCAATCCTGTTAATAAATTTCTAAATTTTTTCATTTATCGTCTCCGATTTTATTCTTATCTATTACCTTATCTGGCAAACCTTTGTGTTTTGTTTTGGCATAATCTTCCAAATCTTTTTTGGAAATATTCTTTGCCATGTCTCTCACCTGTTGTGAGACTTCGGATTCAGGTGTATCACCATCTTTTACCGATAGTGCCAAACCAAAAAGTCTTTGTTGAGCCTTTGATTTAGCCTTTTCTTCCAAATAATCCGAAAATGTTAACATTATTTTATTTTATAAACATTTGCGTTGCTTTTTCAGGTGTACCAAATTTACTCATGAAATCCGGATTTGCCTCAAAGAAATCAGACATTGCAATAAAAATTTCTGCTCTTATTACTGCGATTTGACCCAATTTATCTTCTGGGTCACGAACCTCTAATCCACCAAATTTTTTATCTGGAATTGTTTTTGCTGTTTTATTAGACCATTCTGAACTATCTGTCCATTCAGAATCTTCTGCATCACTAGATGTATAGTATAAGGACTCTATTAATCCCATTAGTGTTGGGCTATAAAATCCCTTTGGTGTTGATACATCTCTTTTTTTAAATCCTGAGCCAGGTGGTATCATAAATGGTTTATGGCCTGCTTTTTTTGCAAATTTAACTAATTCGTCCAATAACTTTTCCAAACTCTTTACCTGAGTAAAGTTCCCCTTGGTTAAAGAAAATGCTTCGTTTATATTTTTAAATTCTTTAAATGTTTTCATTGTTTCTTCTCTTTTACTATCGATTTCGTCTTTTAAATCGTCTATTTTATTCATAAGGTCGCGAACTTTTTCTTCCCAATATTCGGCTTCATCTTGTGCGTCCTCATATGCTGCATCATCGCCTGATTCTTCGGCATCGTACATTTTATCTTGAGCTGCCCGTGCTTTATCCTCAAGTGAATCCATTTGTTTTTCCATTCTTGCTAACTGAATTTGTTTTGCTTCATCATCTGATACATCAGTACCAGCCATAGATGCGCTTGGATTATCACTAAAATGTTTAATTCTTTTTTCAGGTGTTGAAAGATCTGGTCCATCTTTTTTAGGTTCGTCGTTAGGTTCGTCGTCTTTTTTATCTGGTACCCTTGTCCATTTTGTATTACCATCTTTTTTCTCATAACCAGCTTTTTCCATTTCTGGAGCAACATAACGGTCCTTTTCATGTTGACCTAGTTTATCCCAAACTTTACCATCTTTTTTAGCCTTTTCTTTGGCATTTTGCATTGCATAATAAGAGTCAAGTGCGCCCTTTTCAATTGGCTTGGGACCTCCAATTACTTCATCAAGCTTTTGAGTTAGTAAATCTTTAATAAATTGTTTATTATCCATTGGTTATCCTTTCTTGCCCTGTTTGCCATCCCAGTCTACGACCTGATAAAGTTTCCATTTATTTTTCTGTGCAAGTCTAGCGTCTATAATTGCTTTATCCTTTGCACCACCTTGTGTCCAAATATCAGCCAATCTATCTTTTGCTGATTTAATGTCATCGTCCTGACCAGTTAATTTCCAGGCATCCTCTCCTGCTCTTGTGGCAAGAATAAACTTTTGGTAAATGTGATTACCCTGTTCGTTAAACTGTTTAAAACTTTTCATTAGAATTTAATGCTTCCTGATTTTAATGATTTTAAAACTCTATCAAAAACTTTTCTTTCCATATAAAGAACATCGGCCATACCTTTAATTGGAGCACCTTCTAAATTACTAGGAATAGAACTACCAGATGCAGTCATTGCTCCACCTTTTGATACTTTTCTATCCATTACGATACCTACTTCTTTACCGGTTGAACAAATTTTAAAATCTGGTGTGACAAATACACACTCAAGGTCAGAATTGGTAAGGCTAAAATTTTCGTCTAATTCGACACTTTCAACAACGCCAGCAGCCTTTTTAATATCACTAATTTCGTCTCTTAATCTTTGAGCTAAAATTTCATGGTCTTTAATTTTCTGTCTCAGTTTACCAACTTTATCCTTATCGGCATCACTTAATTTGGCGTTGCCATATTTGTCAATTTCTTTTTCGTTTAATGACTCGGGAAGAGGTCGTTGCTCTTTATTATAATTTGCGACTTGTCTTAATGCTTCGTTAATACTACCTTTTATTGTTTTCATTATTCTTTTTCCTCTGCCTCGAATGCTGTTGTACGGACATATTTTCTGTTTGGGTTAACCATTACATTCATTTTATTCATTAATCTTCTATTTAATAGAACATCTGTTGTAAGACCATCGCGCTCGTCTAAACCAAAAGTAATTTCGCCGTATTTTTTACCAGCGAATTCATAATTGAGTTTTACCAATGGTCTTTTATCTTCGCCGACCATTGTTTTAGAAACGTAATCACCTATCAGTTTGGTTTTTATGGTTTTGCCAAACGATGTGAATGTAATATTCTTTCCATCAATTTTATATTTATCAGCATGTAGTACTGGGTATCTATAATTACCTGTATCAAGTTTTGCTGTTAATTGTCCAAATGGTTCTATCGTCACCATTTCTATATATCCAACCTGTGTTGGATGTGACCAATGGAATTTCTTTTGTGAAAAATGGTCTATTAGTAAATTTAAAAGTGGATGTTCCTTATCACCTTTTTCTTTTGAACCAGCCATTGCTGTTTCAATACCTTTTGTGCCAGGGCTATGATTAACCTCTAATATAAAAGGATGTTCTTTTTCTCTATCTTTTGAAGGAATAAAATCAACAGCAACCCATCGCCCATCTACAGCCTTTGCTGCCAATAGACATTGTTCTACTTCTAATTTTGTGAGTTTGACTTCATTCACATCACCACCTTGTGTGACATTTGAACGAAAATCACCTTTGACTTTACCACGAGTCATACTTGCTATGACCTTACCGTCCAATACATGAACACGGTAATCTTCTTTCATTTCAATATATTCTTGGATTAATAAGGCTGCAGCTTCATCTTGTTTATAGATTAATTGGATAAAAGCTTTAAGTGAAGATTCGGAATCAATTTTAACAACACCAACACCTTCTGAACCTTCCAATGTTTTCATAATAATCGGAAATGGTCTATCAAGGTTTTCTAATGCTGATTGAATACCATCATCTTCTTCGTTTGGAATTAGGACTGTTCTTGGTTGTGTTAAACCAAAATCTTGTAATCTGAGATAACAGCGATATTTGTCATTACACAATTCAGCAACTTCTCTTGCGTTGACCATTGTACAACCTGATTTCTCAAATTGTGAAACCTTATCAAACCAGCCTTTATTATGTCTTACATTACCGCGGACAATACAAAGAGTGCCTGGCCCAACTTTAAAGCCTGTTTGGTCTTTACGATTACGAATAACATATGAACTTATACCATCTGCCCATTCAATGGAACCACGTTCAACATCAAAGCCAAAAAAAGGAACATTGCGTTCCTTACATACTGTTTCCATGTGAGAGGCGGTACGAAATGCCGGCATGTTTGCATCCGGCACAGTCGTGACCATGATTACTCTGAGTTGAAAGTCGTCGCCTTTTGCTTCAGATAAAAAGTTTGAGAATTTTTGCATAATGTATTGTTCACCGCACTATAAGTTGCTTAACTAATTAATTCGAATTCAGTTGCTTTGTTTAGGAATACAACTTCCCATTTTTCATCAAAAGAAATAAAGCAATAACTAATAAAGCCTTTATTTTCGCCTTCGATTACTTCCCAAATCCAGCATGTGTGACCATAAGGAATTTTTTTACCTTCGGATTCTGCTGCTATAGCGTTAAAGAAAGCTTTGATTCTACCAAGGGAGCTGCCGAAATAACCATATCTAATTTCTTCTTTATTCCAAATGTCCCTGAATTTGTTTTGAGCATCTTTCATGTCTTTAGCAAAAACATGTTTTTTCTCGGCTTTTTTCTTGAATGGAACATTACCCATTCCTAGCACTTTTACTTTGCCACCATAAACATTTTCGCCATTCACACCAAAATTTCTAGCAGAACGCCCTTTATGAATAACCTCGAATGTCATACCAGGCTTAAGTTTAGCCATTGTGACCTTAGCTTCGTTGAATTGACTAAATGATTGCATATCTTTTGATTCCCTTTTTGCTCTTAAGTCTGCTTCTTCTACTGTTTCTTCTTCTACAGCCTCTTCTTCATCTAATCCAGACTCTTCTTTAACTTGTGTATAACCTTTAATGGCCATCCAGTTTTCCACTGCGTCCATTAATTCTGTAGGTTCAACACCTGCTTCGTTTGCGTTTTTAACAAACGCCATTAATTCTTCTGAATGCTCTTTTGTCATTCTTTCATTATATGGATAGCCTTTTAAAGGATTTTCAATATTTTTAGGGTCTATCAATTTAATTGCTTGAGCATTGAGCTTCTTCTTTGAGTAAGCAAGTTTTTTGACTTTTTCCTTAAATGCCTTTGTTCGACCATCTAATTTAAATGGTTCCATTTTTTCTTCTCCTACTTTTTGTCCTGGTGTGTCTTTCTGCAATCGGTTTCTTGCTTTATCGGTTCCCCAATCTCCTGCACCACTCATATTTATTTAACCTTATCTGCTAGATCTTTGTCGGCTTTACCCCATGTTCCTTTTGATTTCGTTGCGAAACTATTAACACGGGCAAATCCCCACTGTGTAGGAGTAGTCCCTGGTCTGTGACCAGTTCTCCATGCGGCGACACCTCTATCAAACACTTTCTTTAAGATATTAAAAGGCATATCTGATTTCTTTGCCTTATCTCTTAATGTTTTATCAGTATCTGCCTCATTCATGAATATAAATTCGACTTCATTTGCTAGCTGTTCTAATTCTTCTTTAACACAATTTGGTACCATATTACCTTTACGGCCTTTTTTCATACCAACTTGTTTATAGCCATCCCAACAAGGATCGCCTTCACCTTCGATTTGTGCTTTAATCTCTTCTCTTTGTTTTGCTCTTTCGTCCATTGCTTTTGCAGTAGAATACATTTTAAAGCGATAATCAAAGTTTACTGTTTTATCTGCTCTTAATAATTGGTGTGGGCGTTTTAAAAATGCACCGTTTGCCTCACCAAACATTGCTTTAAATCTTTTTGTATGTGTTGATGGTTTTGTTTTTGCTGTGGCATCACCAGGTGCTGGTTTATATGCAGCTGGGTCATCATCGTCCATTTTTGTTTGTTTTGCAAATTGTGCGTGGCGTTTTGCAGATGTGGATTTAGATAATTTACCGTCCTTTGAATCATCTTTATAATAATTACTTTTTGCTCTTTTATCAGCAACTGTCATCTTTTCATCTAATAATCTTTTACGGAATGAGGATGCGGTGTAGAGTTCTTGATTTACGGATTCATTTGCAGATTGTAATGCTTTTTGAACTTCTGGGTGTTTTGAAAGATTGCGTTTGATTTTATCGATTTCTTTAATAGCGTAATTATAATTACCACTTAAATCAAGAGCAAGTTCGATGCCTAATTTAACTTCTGGTTTTTTGGCAGCTGCCTTTGCCTTAGGATTATCTCTATAATATTGAGCAACCTCTCGGCCTGTGAGTTTTGATTTACCCATTGCTGATAATGGGTCAAGTTTGCCATTTACAACTCTTTCGCCTAAGAAATTAGCTACCATTTCATCAAATGATTCTTCCACCATACCAAGTCCTTTGCGAACATCATTATACATGGCACTTGCGAATCGTTTACCTTTAGAAGGAATCCCTTTTGTGAATGATTTTAAATCACCATCTTCTGCTGCAGCTCTCATTTTGGATGCAGACATACCGGTGACTCCATCTGAATCTGGGTCACGTTCGCCTGCGGAAATAATATCTAATGTTTTGAAATTATAATCGCGACCATTATATCTGCTCATTAATCCATTAAATTCTTTTAATCTATCTGAACCAACTACAACAACTAAATTTTCATATACACCATCAAGCTCTTTTGCAACTTCAATAATTGTTCGAGCTCTTGAAGTAGGAAAATATTTTTTACCAAAGAATGCTTTTGCATATCTCATTTTTTGGTCATATGTGAGTGGGTTTTTATCTGAATCTTGTGTTTTTGAAAGATATACCAATGGGTCGCCATCACGGGAAATAGCTTCATTAATAATTTTATTTACTAATTTTTCATGGCCTGATGTAGGAGGATTCATGCGACCGAATCCAATTACGGCTGTGGATTTTCTTACGGCTTCTGAAATGGTTGGTTCGGTTTCTATATACTTTGAAGAATCGATACGACCTTCGGCATCTTTTTTAAGTAATGAACCTTTCTTTTTCTTTTCTTTGTCTTTTGAATCTTCTTTAGACTTTCTAGGTTCCATGCCATCGCGCTGAGACTCGTCGTCGTACTCGGCCTCTGGGCGTGGATTTAATTTATCTTTTGGGTCCATAAGGTATAATCCCGTAATTTAGAGCTCTATTTGTTTTATTTATAATACTCTGCGAATGAAGGTATAAACTCATAATTAACTGCCGCGCTAGACGACCAAATTGTCGATTCTCTCAACCAACCCATTGCTGGTGTGGGAGACATAATTGCAAGAGGTACAGATGTTTTACGCTGACCTCTAATAAAATATACATTATCAACAGCGCCTAAAACACCTTTTTCCTCTATTTCATTTACAAGAAATTGAGCAGTATTTTTAGTCATCATATAAGCATGTGCGCCTTCATGTCCAGTAATATTTATTAACGATGTTGGTGTACCAGCTGCCTTATGGTCATATCTTGATGGGTCAGTCAATTTATATCCAAGCACCACCAATAGGCCATCCGGTATCTTTACAGTTGGTTTATGTAATAATAAAGCATCATGTTCCAATACAATACCAACTTCGTCGTCTCCATCAGCAATCTTTTTCCATATTGCACCATGTCCTGCAGAACAGGCATTTGCTTTTTGCGCTGGTGTCATTCTATCAATAATCATAGGTGGTTCAAAGAATTGCATCTTAATACCAGTTTGACACCATGCGGCACGGCCAGTAATATCAGACCAACCATCAAAATATTCCCAATTACACCCTACATCGTCACACGATTTTGCACAAACTTCAGCGTATGCACGACTTATAGGTGTATCAATTCTGAGAATATATGCTTTCATTAGACATTCTTAAGTTCATTATACATTTCATAATCAGCACTAAAATGTTTTATTATATCAGTATATGATTCTTCGTCAAACATAATTTCATTATCTCTATTTTTTCTAGTATCTGTTTTATGTTGAGGTAGTGGAAATTGAATTTGCACACCTAATTGATGTTCCATAAAGTATTCCAACCTAGTTGGCAAGTCTTCATATAACCAATATTCACCATATAATGTATTTCTAAATTTTAACAAGTCTGTTTGTATGATTGCAGAATTTGCATCATTATCAAATACACCATTATTAGTCCATGATTTATATTCTTCTAATGAAGGTGGCCGATTTGGTGACCTAAATTTCTTGTAAAAGTAATAAAAACTTTT